GATTGTAGGAGGCATAACCTGTAAAAAGATTAAGGAGGTACGATATGATACTAGCCGTCGCAAATCAGAAGGGCGGGGTAGGGAAGACGACGATTGCCTTCTCCCTCGCAAAGATGTCCGCTGCTGAGCGGGAAACGCTTGCCATTGACCTTGACCCGCAAGGAAACCTCACGTCCTGCTTCACGGAATCTTTACCGGATTCCGCCAACGTGAAACTCCTGTGGGATAAGGATAAGGACGGGAACCCCGTTGACGGTGAACTCACGCCCGTTCCTCTTGCTAAGAACTTTAGCCTCGTAGGGGCGGACATCTCCTTATCGTTCTGGGAGACCGGTGGAGGGGCCGCCGCGTATTTCAAGTTGAGCGGCTGGCTTAAGCGCCGGAAAGAGGAAGACTCATGGACGATTATTGACTGTCCACCCAACCTCGGTATTTTCAGCATCAACGCCTTCATCGCCGCGGACTATGTGCTGATTCCCGTGGACGCTTCCAAGTTCTGTATCCAGGGGCTTGACGCACTGTTCCGCTCCATGAAAGAGGTCAATCGGGAACTGCGTCAGGACGGTGGGCTGAAAGTGGCGGGCCTCCTGCTCTCTGCGGTCAACCCCCGAATGCTGTTCGTTCAGGAGATGCGGCGCCAGTTGCGGGGAATGTACCCCAAGCACGTCATGGAAATCAGTATTCCCGATTCCATCCGCGTCAGAGAGGCGTTAGCCGAAGGGGAGCTGGTGCCACGCGGGGCGCCGTTTGTCTCCTTTCAGGCAATGTACCACGAACTAGAAGGGAGGATATCATGATGAATCGAGAGTCGGCGCTAGACCACGCCAAGCGGCGCAAGGCGGTGTGGCGGATCGAGGCCCTTATCTTCGACGAGGACTTGGCAAAACAAATCAAGTACCGCGCCATCGAGGACGGGGTAACATATGGGGAAATGCTCCTCACGGGATTGAAGATGTATCTCATGCAAGGGCGCGAACCCATAAAGCAGGATGCTCGGTTGCCCTAATCCACAAAGCGATATTTACGGAGATTGCCTACTTATCCACAGCCCCCGAGAGGGGGCTTTTTATTTTCCACGAGTCTTATGGAACTCGGCCAGCGTATCGCTTCCCCATCCTGGTGCGCCATCTTTCGGGCTGGTATAGTTATCTACGCGACTACTCCGTTTTTTGTTCAGCATTGTGTCTTCGTCCAAGTCCGCTAGTTCGTTTCTTTCCTGTACGCGGCGGCTGTGGTTTGCGTATTTTTTCCACCACTTTGCTGAGCGATTCGTCAGCCAGACGTTTGCCTTGCACCGACTCCTTGCCATCTAGTCTCTCCCTCCACAATCTCAAATAGGGTTTATCAATCGGGGCAAACTGGTCACCCTTACTCATGGGGTTTCCTTGTGGGGAATGATGTCGTAGTCTTCCCACTTTCCACGCTTCACTTCTGCAATCCATGTCAGGCGACAGCGTTCTAGAGTGTCATGCAACGTATCGTCATGTTTGATCCTCAGTGTCCCCACGCTTGCCTCTCTGATGACGGCCTTACGAAGGGCGGCAACCTTCTCCTTATCTCTTGGGTACCCCTCAACCACATCTAAATCTATCTCATTAAGCAACTCATCAGCACTCATCTCGCCGTAGTTCATCCCGCCACCTCTAGCACGATGGCGGCAAGAGCGGCAACAAGGGTCTCAGCATGGCATGTTGACAAGTTCGGCTCTGGCTTTTTAGCCAAGTCAGACGCTACACTCCAGCGCCGCTCGATGGGTTCGTAGGGTTCATAATAGGCGGTAATGAAACGGCGTAGATTGTTCACGCTCAGCCATTCTTCTAGTTCGCCAGCCGTGGGGGCGGCACAGTGAAGCGTGCCGTGGTATTGACTGCCCGCAGAAACAACGTCCACATAAGGCGGCAACTCCTGCTCCGTATATCCATCCGCTCCGCGCTGGTATTCACCCTTCATTTCCACCCACACCATCGCCGTGTCCTGCGGGAACCCTGCGGCTTTCAACTGCTGGCAGACTTCAAGAGTTGGAACCAAGTCAGCGAGAGTCATGGCTGCGCCTCGTCAGGAGCACGTGTATTGTCTGTCGTTATCACGCGCTGATTGTTCGGTTGCAATGGCAACGGTTGAATCGTATAGACAGGCGGCGGGTTCTCGTCAAGATATGCAAGGATTGCCTCAATAAACTCCCCGTCCGTCCTTGGCTTGCTCCACTCGCCACACTGTACCAATTCTCTTATCCTATCGCTTGGCCTCATGGCTTCCCCTTTGTGGGCGCGAGGGCGGAGGCAACGGGAACCATCACATACTGCTTACCATCTACCTCAGTCTCTACTCTCAATCCCTCGCGTTCATCGTGAGGAAACGGATATAATTGCACCCGATATCCGTAAAGTTGAGCCTTCCATATATCGGCTTTTGCCCGCTCTGCCCCCTCTGCCGCCCCTTCGGCATGAGCAAGGTCAATAAGGTCAACCATACGGTTATGAAAGTAGGAACAATCCGGTGCCTTATTGCAGTCACCCAAGTCTCGGTCAATATCCTCTAATAAATCCTCTACCTTGCTAGTCATGCTCGGCCTCCTTAGAATACATTACACTAGCTCGTTTTTGAGTGCTGGCTGGCGGTCTTGCGTTCCTTAAGAGAACGTCCCGCCATTTAATCGGAAGCTGGTAAGTCAGTCCGAACCAGCCGATCTATTCACCTACGAGATGTGCATCGAAAGTCCAAATCAGAAGGGCAAGGCGGGGGTCTTCATTCCCCACGAAAAGAAGCCGCTTCCTCGAATGAAAGCTCCTCGATATACTCCCGCCCGAACTTGCTCCACACTGCCGCGCGGGCGTTTGGAATATCGTCCTTGAACATCTTGACGATGGCCGCGTGCTGCTCGGTGGTGGACATTCTAACCCTCTTCTCCGTTTTCAGGAACTCGTCCATTGCGCGGAAGGTTGCCCACATCGCCCCCTGGCAGTCCTTTCCCTTCCCTGCGAACAAGTAACTTGCCGCGTTCAGGGCGTTGCCCCGCATGATGCGGGCTTCTTTGAGGGCTTCGGCAACGGGGTCTTTCTTAAAACCACCACCACCACCAAAAGCGGGCTTGTCCTCTTTCACCATGAGGTCGGTTCCGTAGGTATTGGTGACTTCCTCAAGCGCGGCGGTGAACTTCTTGCCAACCTCCCACACCGTCTCTCCCTTATTAAACCACTTCTTGACGGTGGTAGAAATGTTACCGTCCGTTGCCTTGAAGGTCAGCTTGAACGAACCCATCTTGGACGGGCCGAAAGTGTCAATGATGTCACCCACAGTCCATTCGCGTGATGTATAATTTTCAGCCATAAGTGCCTCCTATGGGATGCCCCGCTAGGGACTTGCTCCCTCATACCCTATAACCCTATTATACGCAAAAATGTGTTTCCTGCAAGGGCTACTTTACACTAGCCCGCCCTTTCTTCACAATCATTTTGGAACGGGCAGTACACACAGAACGGGTCGCGCCCGTACCTCTTTGGGCTTGCCACAAATTCGCCTTCTTTGATGCAATCGAGTGTCGCGTCAATCAGGGCATCGGCCTTATCCATCTCCAACACACTAACCCACTGGACTTTGTACTCTTCTGGACTAATCAACTCATACGCCCACCTTGTCGTGCATGGGGCGAAGCGGCGGTAGAACGCCAGTTGCAGTGCCTCTTTCTTGCGCCCCAGTTTCCCGACAAACTTGTGGTCGATGAGCGCGGGAACCTGAACGTAGTCGAGGAAGCAGTGAACATGCCCTAGTGCGGGGTCGTCTGTCCGTATCTCAATTTCCACCCCATCGGGGCTTCGAAAGAGAGAGTTTGCTGACCAGACGCCCCATTGTTTCTCTGCCTGCTCCTTGACGGCAAAGGGGTCGGCGTCCGTTAGTGAACTCACGGAGTCCATGAGATCGCCCCATAGGGGAAACGACCCGCCCGTCAGAAAATCGGCAACGCACTCGTGGAGAAAACTCCCCGCCAGAGCAGGGGCAGCATCGGGAACTTCCCAGTGGTCGAGGTAGCGGTGTCGCCAACAAAGCGGGCAGTCAAGGAACAGGCTGATACTCGTCGGGCTTACAGTAAAGGTTCTCTCAATCTCTTTCGTATCAGCCATGTCGCCACGCCAACAAGCAGTGTATCAATTGTAAAGATAAGAATCGCCATGTTTCACCTCCGGTGAATACGGAATCTCTACCTGGACAGTGTACTTGTGGCCCCACTGACTTGCCATTGCCTCTGCTATTCCGGGGAAGGTCTTGCTCCGAACCCTTGACCTCTCTTCCGGTGACAGACTGAAGGCGTCAGCATACCACTTTGGCATTACGGCACCGCTTTTGTATGTCACCATCTCCCCTCGACCAACCCACTTCGTATGACGAAGTGGTGGCAGCCCCTTAAGCCAGAGACACGTTGTCTTGCTGAACTCGGCTCCGAACCACCACGGCTGGATAATCTGATCGGGCTTTCTCCAGAGCGTTGACATGATGCCAACGGGGTTTTCAATCGCCACCCTCTTGCATGGGAGGTTAGTAAACTGCATGAAGAATGCGATACTGCCTTGTTGCCGCCCGTCAGCTCTCTTCTTTTCAAACCATGCCGCCCCAGAGACGGCCAAGTCGGTACATGGGGGGTGTGCAACAATCTAATCCCAGTCGTTTTTCTGCAAGAGGGGTAAGACGTCCCCTTGGATATGCCATTCAGAATGTCCGCCACTACAAGGTTGAAGATCACAAGAATACGCCTCATGCCCTCGATTTCTGAAAGCCTTACAGACGGTCTGACTTTCCTCACAAGCGACAAGAACCTTCATCAGTTATCCACAACACGAAAGCCATTGCCTGTCTCCATCAGATCCCCGTGTAACGCAACGGTCGGCAGGTATGACCCCCTGTAGAGTTGATAAGTCGCGTTCATCCTATCGCTCCACCACGCGCAGTTGACGAGGAGGTCGTGAAGGCAATCCTGCGACAGGATGCGGCGGTCGGTGTGCCCCGTGTTGTTCATCCACGCCTCCACCATCCCGCCGAACTCTTCTTTGAGTTGTAAGTCCTCGTGATACACAAAGCCTAGCCGCTGCATGGAGGCTCCTTGATAGGCAGGGCGTCACCGTAGGTAATGGGCAATGCAAACAGCTTGTCTCCATCAATGGGATAACAACAGGCAGAACTCATCAACCCGAAAAGACGGTCGTGTTCCCGTTTTGTTCCTTCCACCACGCCCTCTGCGTGGGCGGCGGCCTTAAGGAGGGAAATTGCCGATTCAAGGTCATCGTATAATTGATGTTGGGCTTCACTAATGGTTATCATTGGTTCGCCTCCTCTCTCATCTTGCCATAATAAGCCGTCAGGGGAATTGGATAGTCGGCGGTCGTGCCCCAGTTTCGGTTCTTTTTCAGGCTATATGTCCACTCCCGCTTTTCCCTTTGCGTTTCGGGGTCGAGGCCCTTTGTCTCTGCTTCTACAAACACGACAACAGAGGCGGACTGCTCGACGGCGGAACTACCCTTCAACCGGCTCAAACTAGCCTTCGAATCTCCTGGCATTCCTCGTGAAAACTGGGAAAGCATAATGATGGGCTGTTGCTGCGCACGGGCGCGGAGGGTGGTCGTCACCTGATTGACCACCTTCTCTTCTCCCGAGTTTCCACCAATCTGAATCAGTTGCAGGTAGTCCACAATAACCACATCGGCCTTGACCTGACGAATGTAGCCGAGGACGGCGGAGAGTTCGTTACTGGGGCTTTCCTGAACCCACAGGTTGTTCAACCACTCGTTCTCGATGAACATCTTATAAAAGAAGGACAAGAACTGTGGGTTTCCATAGTCGCATTGATCCAGTGGAAAGTCATAGAGCATATTGACCAGACGGATAAAGATTTGATAGTAGGTCATTTCCAGAGAGACGAACAGCACCTTCGCTCCCTGGTCGCGGCAAAGGTTCACCGCCATATTGAGGGCCATCTGCGTCTTGCCGTGGGAAGTCTCCCCCGCCAGCACCCAGTATTCTCCCTTCATCAGCTTGGTGAACTTGTCGAGGGTGGTGAAGCCGGTTTTGTAGATCTTCATCTTGCTTAGCCCTTCGATCTCGTCCATGTTGAAAAGCTGGCTGATAGGTTTCGCCTGCCCGACCGTCCTCATGCTCTGAATAAAGGCTTCGATGGCGAGGGGGTCGGGGTTTTCCTGTTGGCTTTCCAGCATACGGATTAATTCGCGCCCCTGCGCCTTCTGCGCCAAGTCCTGCCACAGGGGTTCGATGTCCACCACTTCCACGCACAACTCGTCCACGAGGCGGGCCTTGTTGACCTTGGCAAGCTCAATCTCTAGCCGTACCTTGTCGTTAAACCCCGCCTTGATGAGTTTCCACATCAACTGGTGGTCGGGAAAGAAGTAGTCGGAAGGGACTAGGGGTATCTCGTCCTTGGGGTGAGTAACCGCCCAAGACAACACCGCCAATTCCTCGTTCTTACTCACGCGTTCAGTCATCTCTTGCCCTTTGTAGCAATTCCGTTTTCCAAATCAGATGTAATACAGGCAAGCCCTAGAACGATTCCCGCACCGATAGCATAGACGGCTTCTGCGGTAGTTGTCATGGCATAGCAAGACCTTATGAAAAGGTAGCGAGATACTAACCAGAGCATCATTTCTTCACCTTCTCCTGCATTTTGCATTTCATCGGCATCATAGTGATGGGCATGTTCTTTGCCGTGACGCAGCACATTGGCTGACCATTCAGGGTCAGGTAGAAGCGGCACGTCCAGCACGCGGGGTTTAGGGCTTTTCTCATCGCGCCACCTTCGGCACGTACAGCACCCGCACTTCAACGTTGTGCCGGCGCCCCCAGTGAATGGCCTCGTGCGTCGAATACATGAACACGTCCAGCTTGTTTCCCTTGATGGCAGAGCCGGTGTCGATGACGGTGCAGGGATCACCGTTATTATAATTAGGGATAATGACGATGCTGCCGAAGGGTAGAACCCGCAAGTCTGCTGCGATACCGCCCACCCTCACCCTCTGCCCTGACGCAGTAATAAGCGGAGCTGCGTCACATTCTGACACAGTGGGGGAATAGGCCGTGATCTCCATGTACAAAATCTTGACAGGCTCGGCAGCCATTCGGCGGGCAGCCCTGAAATTGGTGATGTCGCCCGCCATGGCCACCCTAGGGTTCACGATGATGAGTAGCAGAACAATCACGATTGCAATGATGAGACAAATGGCTAACGTCACGTACATGACATGCAAGATGTCAAGCCATGTGTAGTAATCGAGACAATGATTGCGAGACTTAGCCCACTTCATGCGGTCTCCATGAACTGCCCTTTCGTTGTTTCAAGGGCCTCGACCAGCGGACGCCACCTTTCAAGCAGAGCGGTCGCGGTGGCGAGTTGCTCCTTGAGTCTTGGCAGGGTGTGGCTATACCCGCCCGCGCTGTGGAACTTCCCCGCGTTGAAGCCGTCGGTGTACCCATCTTTATATTGAACGTCTGAACTACGGACGGTGGCGGCAAGTTCCGCATACTCCGCCTCACTCATAAGAACTAACCTACCCAGTTTTTTCATCGGGCCTCCATATGCGGTTGTCCATAATCTCCGCAAAATCTTTCAGTTGTAGAATGACAAGCCAGTCCTCGTTCTTCCTGCCCCCATTTCGATGTAGCCCAACGACCGGCAATCTCCCCTTGCATTCTTTGTAAGAGAGGGCCTGTGCCATGGCGTCCTGAATCAGTTTGGGGAAGCCGCTCTTGCGCGACTTGGATTCCAGCAAGAGTGGGGGGCCCTTATACTCGAACCCCCCAAGTGCGTCGGGGCACACCGCGCCCCAGTTGGTTTTCGAATGTTCAAGGCGGGTGAGGCCGAGGGCGTCGGCGAACTTGTGCTCGCTATGAACCCACGCCTTCATGGGGTTTCCTTCGGCGTAATCGTTATCGTTGCTCCGTTGGGATAAGCAGAAAGGCATTCGATACAGCGTTGAGGATACCCCTCTGCCCACACACCATCGAAGAGGGTACAAGTTCTTATATCAACGGTATCGTCGTTGTCCCAATCAAGATAGGCACAACCTTCGCAGGTCTTCCCTGCTGGTATCTCCATCAGTTTGTTGTCCTGTCGTGCTTCGGCCAGTCGGAAATGTCGGGGCGGAGGCTTATATACATGTAGCACGCCGCCGCCATCCGCTCTGCTGCGGAAGGGGCACCGCTCAGGACTTGGGAAAGGAGGAAGACCATGCCGGAGTCGGTGGTGTTGATTAAACCCTCTCCCACTTCCTGCGATAACTTGTTGCAGAAATCTTCAATGGGGTTCATGCTAGTCATCCCAAGTAAGGCGCACAACCCTGTCTCCCTTGAACGTATCCTGATAGAGCCCTGCCTTGTACCAAGCGCCATCACCCGAATAATAGATAACCAGTTTTCCGTCCTTGTTGACTATGCCCCATGTATCCTGTTTCACGGGGACGGGAACGAGGTCATCTGGATTATTGGGAGAACCCCACGGGAACACTCTGCCGTCTGCCGACCACAAACCCACAATCTCATTGTCGTCCGTCAGGGTAATCGTGCCGATTACGCATATTGCCCCCGCCTTGAAGTCAGTTGCCAGAAGCCTAACGACCCGACCATCTCTTGTCTGATACTTCCCCTCCATAGTTATCTTCATCAGTTCACCATCTGGGAGGTACCGAACGTACCGTCCAGCGGGTCAATCTTGGTCACGCTGTGCCCGTCGGGGGTGAGGACAACCCACCCAGGAACCCACTTGCAGTACGGCTTGTCCGTGAAGTAGCGGTAGGGCATCTTGCGTTCGTCTACTAGCCCGCCCACGTCAATGGCACAATACCCGCCCTTGCTGTTGCTCTCATTCGTGACGTGGCTGTGGCCACAGATGGTATTGCTGGAATATTCATCGGCAAACTCCCGCGCTACGCTTCCAGGAACGACACGGTAGCTGTCGGGATGGTGAAGCACCCACTTCTGCTTGCCGAGTGCGAGATAGGCAATAGGGAACTTGCTGAACACTACCCTGTCGCCGTATTTCGCTTTCGCCCACGTGTTGATGAGCGCCCACGGGCCGAGTGCCCCATTCGTGATGCGCGAGAGAAAGTAGTCGTGGTTGCCAGGGATCTTCACGACCCTTTCGGCCACTTGGAGTTCAAGGTCAATATCCTGCTCAATCCACTCGACCGTCTGGGCGAGGTCGTCCGAGCCGGAAGAACGGGATGCGAACTTGGAAAAGGCGTCGTACTGCCCGTCATCGCCAAGGTCGATAATTGTGTCGCACCCTTGACAGGCATCGAGAAAGTAGTAAAATAAATTACGGTTCATAAAAGGTTCATGTTTGTCCCCACTCACGCCCGCCCTCTCCGCTTCAATGTGGAGCACCTGACTTGCGAGGTCAGGAACAGGCGGGCGTTGCCATAGTGCCTCGAGCGCCTGTTTGTTCAACCTGATTGGGGGAAGGCCAAGAGAGCGGGCGTACTTCCGCACGGCGTCGGGATTGCTGACCCCGATTTCGGCGGCAATCTCTTCCCAGACCCCGCTTGTCTTGCCCGTTGCAATGGCGTCAGTAACCATCATCGCCACCAAATCCCGATCTTCCTCCGAATACACATGGTCGTTTGTATTTAGCATCAAGCCTCCTTTAGTGCTGCTACAACTTCTTGTTGAAACAAAAAGTTGTAAGCAACGGCGTTTATCTTTGCCATACCCCGACCGTCTGTTTGACGGTGGTAGATACTCCGATGTAACGTGTGTGGCATATTGATGACCTGTTCGTTGTCAACGTGATGTCCCTCGCAGCCAAGGAACCAGGGATTCAGGTATACATAGCCGAGACCGCGGCGCTTGGCTTTTTCCTTGTGAAGATATCCGCGCCTCTTTTCTGGAGTAGCTCCGCCCTGCCAGAAACGACTAAGTGGCCCCGCCTGTGCCCTTGAAATCTTTGCCCGCGTTTCGAGAGACACCACATGCCCCATCAGGGCCGCAGCCATATTGGCTCGTGCCTCAGGGGTAAAGATATGGGTGATCCCCATGTGTGATACAGACATCTTCGCTCGCGTCTCCACTGAATGAGGAACCCCAAGATGGCTTTTATTCCCCATCATCGCTATGGACATCTTTGCCTTACTTTTTTCTGAGTGACGACGCCCAAGCCATACCGTATTCCCCATATTCGCCGCAGATATTTTTGCACGAGTCTCAAAAGATTGTGGATGCCCCATTATTGCCTCTTTTGCAGTTGGGAAAGAGTTATTGAGCAATATTTAATTTGAGAATGAGCTTGTTTGCTCATACCCTCTAGAACTTCGATAAGGGCACCTAAATCGGCTCGCTTAATCTTTGCTTCCTGAAGGACCGTCTCTAAAAAATCCGTATGAGCTTGAAAAACCTCAAGTTGTTCATAACCCATGTCACTTTCTAGTACCCCCGTCTCCCGCAGTTCATTCAGGCGAAGGCGAGCAGCCTCAAAGTCGGTGAGCTGATAGGTACTAATTATGTCTGCTCTAGTCGTTAGGCACCCCCTTGCACCACGTATCCTGAAACGTGGCGTGACCAGCACCACTCCCGCGCTTTCAGCGGGTCAATGTCGTGTGGAAAAATGTACCAACCATACCCGTCTTTCGGCGTAAATGAGGTCGGCGCCCCTTTCGGCACTTCCGGCGGCCACCAGCCCAGCCAAAGACCCTCGGGTGCGGAAGCAAGGGAACCCTCAATGAACTCCAAGTCGGAGGTACGGTCGCGCTCAATGGGGTTGCTCCCCAAGCCCTCGCCAGAACAAAGCAACTCGTTCGCGTCTTTGTACTTGCCATAGAGTTGCAGACGGTGAAATTGCTGGTCGGGGAACATTGCAAGGACTTTCCTTTCGGCCTCGCGTCCAGCGGGGTCAGCGTCAAAGCAAAGAACGAACTCACATTTTGTGTGGGGGACTACCTCCTGTAACCCTGACAAGGTGGATGCCGAAAGAACGCCCACAACCGTTCCATAGGGCGCCAGCGTGTAGGAATCTGTCGCCCCTTCGCAGATAAAAAGAGGGTTTGGCATTGTCCAGCTTCGGTTCAACATGCTCACGTTCTGCTTGGGTGGATAGAACAGCCCACTTGCGTCACTCCCCGCGAAACACCTGTTCTTCGGCGTTCGCCCATCAATGAAGCGGCGCTGTATCCCCACCATCTTGTCGCCATGCCAGAGGGGAAAACACACGGCGGGGCCATCCGACTTCAACCCCTCGGTTGAAATCTTGCGGCCCTCCAGGTATTCTCTCCCTTCGGCGGTCAAGGGTTCGAGTTCGTTCCAGACCTTCTGAAACCTCCCCTCGGCGGCCTCCTCCAAGTCGAGATAGGTTCCAATGGGCTTCAGGCCAAGTTCGCTCCAGCCGCTCTTGTCCTCGGCCCAATCCCGATAACCACCATCTCTAAATACTTCAACGGAAGGAGTTCTATCGGAATGGAATGGTTTGGACAGGAGTACATAATCGCTTCCCTGCTGCGCGTGCTCAAGGGAACTACCGAGTTTCTCTAGGGCTTCCACGGCGCGGAACTGCGGGCCGCGAAGTCTCTTTTTATCTACGGCCATCAGTACTCCCAGGTGACGAGAACAACGTGTGCCTTACCGTGGGTTAGCGAGGGGCGCTCTCGGTTTTCCGCATCTGCGGCCCCTTGTGCAAATGCCTCAGTAGAAAAAAGGATTCTGTCTTTGACGGCGGTACGATAATCCCCGTCAGCACACACAACGGCCCACATTTCACGCTTCGCAGGCGCGGATACAAGGTCAAGAGGATTATCGCCCTTAGACGTAAAATACCTCTCGTCTGCATCCCACGAACAGAGCTGCTCTCCGCCGTCCATGTTCGTAACGATGCCCGCTATCGGGCGGACACTCCTTATTTCTGTTGCCAGAATCCTCACCGCCCGCCCGTCGCGGGTCTGGTACTTACCTTCCATCGTAATCACCATCAATTTTCCCCATGCAGTTCGCCGATGTTGTCTCTCATGTATTGGACACCGCTCTCGAACTGTTCGTTAAGGGCCTCATTCCACAGGGCTTCAGCCGCTTTCAAGTCGCCCATTACCATCAAGGCGTTGATCTTCAAGAACTGCGGGTCGTGTGAGTTCACTTTCGTTTCAATGACCGTCATGGTTTCGCCTCCTTGAGGATTTTGATGACTGCTTTGAGGGCTTGTGCCTCGGTACAGTCGTGCTCCATAAACCAAGTGACAATGGCCTGCGCCAAATCTTTATCACTCATTTTTTCATCGACCCCGCGGCCTGAACAGAGTTTGCCCGTTCCAATTCCCCTATATAGTCTTTGGTGTTTTCTTCCCAATCCTTAATAACCGTCCGCATTGTTCCAGCCTCAGTCTCACATGCCTGCAGTCGTTCATTGAGATTGAGTTCTCTCTTATTAAATAAATCATTTATTTCATCTAACACGTCGTCCATTGTTCCTATCATCACTTCTCCTTTGCCGCCATCGCGGCTTCTACCTCTTGCTTAAATAAGAAGTTGTAGGCGACGGCATTTATCTTTGCCATACCTTGTCCGGTGTGTTGATTGTGATAAACGCTGCGGTGTAGGGGTTTTGGCATATAGATAACCCGATCGTTATCTACGTGATGCCCCTCACAGCCCTCGAACCAAGAGTTTAGTGGGGTAAACCCTAGCAAACGACGCTTAGCACTTGCCTTGTGCGCCCATATTTGCGCCCCACCCTTCCAGTTTGGATTTAGTGAGCCAACAAATAAACCCATGCGTGCGGCGGACATATGCGCTACCGTTTCAGGAGTTCTTTTAAGACCAAGGTTTGCAGCGGACAGCCTTGCCCTCGTCTCGGGAGACTTGATGCGCCCCCTACTTGCTGCACTTATCTTTATCTTTGTTTCTTCCGATGGGTGAAAACCAAGCGAGTTAGTATTTCCCATTCTTGCAGCCGACATCTTAGCCCTAGTAGCGACAGAGGGGTAATATCCAAGTGTGTACTGGTTCCCCATTAACGCAGCGGATTTCTTCGCCCGCGTTTCTGACGAGTCCTTATGTCCCAGATGTGCGGCAGAGTCTTTTGCCCGCGCCGTAAGTGACATGGTGTGTCCCATTGTCGCCGCAGATATCCGCGCCCGTGTTACGAGAGATTTTGGTCTTCCTATCAGCGCGGCGGATATTTTCGCTTTCTGTTCATCCGTCATTTTTGATGAAAGGCCTTTATTGCCTCGTTAAACATTTCAGTGAGGCTCTTCACATCCGACGCCAGCCCCGATACAAGGTAGGTTCTTTCTCCCTCACGGCTTATCTGGCAATAGTCGGGCAGCGTGTCATCTGAAACTTTGACTGCATACTTTTGTGTGATAATCATGGATTTCCTCCTTAGGCTAATGTCCTCTATTACTATTATACGAGAATATGTGTTTCCAGCAAGCCAAAAAGTAAGGAAATTGTGAACCCTAAGTGAAGGGTCATCGGGCGCCCTGTTCTCCCTTATCCTTTCTTGACGGTGGGGGTGAACCATGCCAACGGTATGCCCGTCTGACCGTCGGGCGTGTTCATGGTGAGGCAAAACTAAGGAAGTTGGGGAAACGGAAGGCCAGCGGGCGAAATATCAATGGCGGGCTTAGAAATGACCCTACAGAGTATATCAACGGAAATTGATATGCCACAGCGACTTGTCTTTTTTCGGTGAGTAACGTGCCAGTGGAAAGGTTCGTCAGTTAATAAATAAGGGCTGTTCCGACCTGTTCCGCTCTTCCGAGCGTATTCAAGGTAAAGACTTTGACATGATTCCCTTCGAAAAATGGGGAATTAGAAGAGGAAGACAGAACAAACAAACTTTCTCTCTATACTCTCTCTTTAAGGATGGTCTTTATATATATTTATATAGGTCTTTTAAAGAAGGAGTACTTAGTACTTGTACTAATCTTAGTACTGCACAAAGTGTGCCAACTGGTTTATTTAACCCTGTGGCCCGCTAGTAGAAAGAGCTTGGAGTCTTGTATCCTCTTGCGGCGCGCCCTCCACTTCTCGGCGAGGGTACAGACGAGGATGGCCCCGTTCAGATAGGCCATGTAGAGAAGGGCGAGAACAAGGCAGAATTGAAACAGTACCGTGCCTGGATCGTACATCATCTTTGCCTCCACTCGCTACGGTTTGTAATGTACCAGTCAATCAAACAAAAAAGAACGATTACAATAAGAAAGACGGCGCCTATAATGATATTTCCGGTCAGCGATGTCCAATCCATTCTTGCCTCCCTAGTTCCAGAGTCTTGCCACTTGCGCGGGTAGTCCTGGCTGATTTACCCGTCTTGCATAGTCCGCCAGTGCGGCGGCGTTGGAATTCCATATCCCCATTGTAGTTATGTGGGGCAGCTCGTCAAAAAGGAAACGGCGTGAATGTTCAATCTCGACTGACAGCCTTTCCCATCCCACGGCCATATCAAGATCGCCTGCGCGGGTTCTTGCGCGGGAGTATAGGTCGGCTTCCTCGCTATGCAGTCCAACGTAGTCGGGTGTGCAGAGACCCGACGCCTGCACATCGCAGGCCATCTCACAAATGGAGCGATTTGTCTCCTGCATGTCAGTATGGCCTCGTCAATGACCCGTTACTGTAGAGGTATTCGTACAGGCCTTCACGAAAAGAATACGTTGCTTCGTCTTTTTCTTGCTGCATAATGTCTCTGATGCGCTTTTCAAAGTCATGGCACTTCTCCGGCGGGGCGTATTGTGAGAACTCGCCCATAATTTGTTCAAGCCGCTCCATGTTGTGCCTCCAAAGGGAAACACTTTCCGTACAGTCCGCAGTTGCGGCAGGTGTCGTACGACTGCCAAGGACATGAATCAGCGGGTTTTGCCTTGAGGAACCCTTTGACGGCTGCGTTCATCGCGTTCCGTTCCAGTTCTTCGCCATGAGAGATTCCCTTGTCTGGAATGTTCAGGCTTGCCATACGCTCACCAATGGGTTATACTCCCTGCGGTCAGCCCTGACCAGTGCCCTCCGCCTTGAACAGCGGGGGGTTCTTTCAATCTTGTCGTAGAACGTCCAGCGGTTCCGTGTCTTACTCATTGCATACCTCCTTAAGGATTTTGTTGATGATCTCCTGCCGCCTTCGGGCGGGTAGTGCGCTCCATAATCTCATGTTTTGTGCCTCCCATGCGCCTGGCCGTGCGGCCCTCTAGCGCCGTAAACCTTCAATAATTGCGCGGGCGTTGTCAATTCGTGTGACTGTGGCAAAGTCCCCGCCAAGCCATGCGCGTTCCCATTCGATCTGTAACGCTTGCAACGTTGCGCCGCTCATGGGGTCGCTTTCTTGGCTTCGGCTTCCAGCGCCTTGCTGTCTGCCCTCATTGCTGCGGCCCATGTTTGCATAGGGTCTTCTGCAAGCGCTTCACGGTGTGCGGCCTCAATCTCTGCGGCTTCGGCTGCGTCAATGGTCGCCTGTTCGGTGGCGCTGATAGTCATGGCGTCTGCGGTGTGGAACTGTTTGGCTTTGGTGTTTTGCATGGTGTTTCTCCCTTCCCCATTCGGGGCAATTCTAAGCGGTACGTTCACGGTGGCCTATTGCTTGAAGCCGCCGAGCTGAAACTCGACAATACCAAACCAGCAGCGTAAGCGCCTTGTTTCGTGCGTGTAGCGCTTAGCGTAAAGACTAAGGGCCGCATATTCGTTGCCTTGAATAGAAAACGGCAACTTAGGGAGTGGAACGGGACAGAAGGTGTGAAACTGCTCGATGTAGCCTCTTGATTCTTTGTTCAGAAACTCGGCCAGTGTATTCATGTCGTTCTCCTTGTCCGGCTCTCGGCTCCGGCTGCCGTCTGTAGGGTAGGCTGTTGGCCTGCTCGCGGGAACCTTCGCGGCTCCCGTGAATCGGTCAAGCGGCTTAGAGTTTTTTCGGTATTAGTTCATAGGCACCAGGCAGGAGGCGGTAAGTCGTTGCAAGGGTTGTGCTTTTTCCGTCTGCATCGCGTGGGTGGCTTGGCATTGCATAACACAAGCCCGCACTGGCCTCCCTAATCACTGCTTCGCAAATGGCTTTTTCAATGGTGGGCAGGTCGCTTGGAATCTTTCGGTTGAAGTGTTGCTGCATGGCTCCATCATGAGAGGCCAATAAAACAAGGTCGTGGACACTCATTTTTCCGTAGTCGCTCATGGCGTTGCCTCCTTAATCGGGCAATTTGCCATCTGCTTCTCCCAGCACTCAAACTCTATACAGGGCTCGCGTGGACTGATACATTCGCCCTTATCTTCTTCTCTTTGCAGGACGCAACCGTCGCTTTCTCTGTCCCTAAGATGGCAATACAAGCAATGGTCTGGTTTCTTGTCCAGCGTTATTTGATATGTCATGTCCCTACACCATCGAGTCGGGGGTCTGTTTGGCATATCCTGCGTTTTCAATGGAGCAACCCTCTGAAGTGACGGGCCCCTCATGATTGGAGATGGTTTTACTGGGAACAATTCCGCTGTAAGGAAATATTCCTCCGCGCTTGTTTTCTGCTCTTTGTTTGTCAAGTTTCGTGGTCAGTCTTACGCTGCGGTAGTAATCTGCGGCGGTGAAACCAGCAATTATAGAGAGTGCAATACCGGTGACTGCTTGCCAGAAGTTAAACATTTGAACCTCCCGTGTACGGTGCCCGCTATGGGGTCTTATCCGTTTACTACCGTCAATGGCTTGAACTTGCTCGGCTCGCTGCTCTTGTAGAACTTGCTCGGATCGTCGGATGGGTCATCATCCTCAAACCATGTCTGGTACGCTTTCGGGTCGCGCTTCTCTAACTCTTCGAGCAGAAAGTCCCGCACCTGCGCAACGGCTAGGAAGTCGTCATCGGTCTTCGCCTCTTCCATCTTGACGGTGGACAGGTTCCACTCAATCACAAGATCGGTGGTGTTTAAGGTGTGGATGAGCGCGCGCATTCCTGCCTTGAGTGTTGCCACGTTGTTTCTCATGATGATATCTCTTTGCCAAATGTTTCTTCAAGTTGGAGCAGGTAGGCGCCAATGGCCGTCCAGTTGCACCAGAAAAACAGGCGGGAGCTGTCGGTATGGTTTACCTTGTCGGAGACTTGTAGAACCTTGTGCGCCATTTCGCCAACGGCGGCGGGTGAGCGTTCTCCTTGGTATTGCTCCATAACGTCAAGAAAACCGTTGCTGATGCGCGAGACAAGGCCAAGAATGGTGGCCGTTGCGTTGATGTCTTCGGCGGTTTTGTTCATGTCAAACTCCTTATTCCCCTACCCTTTCGGGTTGCGGGGTTGTTAGACTGCGACACGGCGCGGTGTGTTACTGTTGGCCGTGTTTCGCCGTTTCCGGCTCGTCAGGCAGTCAGTCGTTCCAGTCAATGTGCTCGTATTTGGGGCACCAATTCCTTTTGGTCTTGCGGGGTGCTCCGTTGATTGGGTCAAGAACGCAACGCTCAGAAATGCTGCATTGCTCGCAGTTCAAGCAATTCTCGCCACGTTCGAGGGCGTCGGCCTTGCTGTCCATTCGTTGCGTTGCTTCGATGTTTGAGAGTGTGGCGGCTAGTGTATTCATTAGTTCTCCTTTGCGCTTCTGCGCTCGTTCTGTGTGATACGTTCACACAAGGCGCGGGAGTGAAAGTACCCCTGCCCTTGTGTCAGCATATCAACCCCTCAAGTCGTCAGGGTCTGGCTCCTCCCTCCATGCCCGTACTTCCTCTTCGGCATTTAGTACCCCCCGCTCTTCGTCCTCTGCGAGAGTTTCAACGTGTGCGGCGTTGTACCCTTCTTCCTTGAGTGCCAATTTTTCAGCATAAGAGAGCAGATCGTCAATGTTGATGAGCAAAAGCCCCAGCGTGTCGCTGGTCAGGTTCGCGTCGATGCGGTCGATGGCAAACAGTGCAGCCCTTAGTCCTTCCTTTGGTGTCGTCAACGGTGTTTTTGTCATGTTGTCTCTCCTTTTTCCCTCTTGGGGTTGTTCTAGGTGATAAGGTTACATCTGGTTCCAGTCGCGGCGCTGTGTATCACTGATATAAGTTCCGTACCACTCCTCAACTCCCTGCGCCATGACTCTAACGCAGTCAATGTGTGGCTTGCGTTTCTGCTTGCGTAGGAACGCTTTTGTTTCAGAAATTCCGGGAAGCTGTGCGATTGTGAGCCATTGGTCGGTCAGTTCATTGTGTAGTTGTACTCTTGTCTCCATGTCGTTTCTCCTTTCCCTTTCGGGTCCCTCTGCGATACGTTCACGGGGGCTGTGTGTACGGCTCCCGTCAGTGTATCACTTAGTGGTGTGGGGTCGGCTTAACCTCAGACCGCGATAGCGGCAGTCTGCTCGGTGGCTCTCCTGTGGTTGGTTGTCAAGGCGCTTGTTCTTCTGGTCGCGGGCTGTGTGTTCTGCTCGCCTGTCCATATCATACGGGTATCTGTGTTCCTGTCAAGTAGGGAATCCTAAGTCAAGGCTCTTCGGGTGATAGGGCAGGCAGGGTGTATAAAGATCATGCCAGGCGCGGCTAGTGTGTAGTGCGGGCATATCCAATTCCCTATCTATTCATTGCTTGCCAATACACCAATGGCTAGCCCCTCTACGCGCGCACGTGGTCTTATTCTTTACCCTGCGTGCGCGTAGGTGGGTTTGTTTGTGTTCCTTGGGTTCAAGGTTCGGGATGTGGGTGTACTACCCCTCCCTTCCCATGCGGCCCCCTACAAGGGAGAGGGTGGGGTGGGTGGGTATATATATCACTCTCCGACTGCTTCTCCAACCTTTTAGAAACCCCCTCTACTGACCCTTAAGAAAGGCGGGGATGGCCGCCTTTCTTCTGGGAAGTGTCGTTTCGGGAAAAAAGGAAGCCGCTCTGGAACAAATGAAAGGCATGTTTTAGGGGGGTCTGGAGACAACCCTTTTGAGGGCTGGCGGGGAAAAAATAAAAGTTAGGAAAGACAGCGGAGGAAGGGGAAGAATCGGCGGGGCCTGTTCCTGACTGCCCGTGGGCCACAGTGAAGAAAAGGTGAAGATAAGGGCGCCCGAACTTGCGTATATATGTATGAGAGGGCATATAAACCCCGAGGAGGAGACTATGGAAAAGAAAAGCCACCACAAGAAGCCCCAAATCTCCCCAGACGGTACCCTCGAAACCCCCGTCAAAAAGACGTTCACCCGCCAGGAGTATACCTTCGCACAGCATGAGGCTTGTCGCGAGAGCTATCTCATGCTTGGCCGTGACCGCTCCTTGCTCAAGGTAGGTTTCTACGCAGGAGTCAAACTCTCCACACTGAAGGGTTGGTCTACCTCTGAACACTGGGATGAGTGGGTCAACGTCATGGAAGGGGTCTTAAACGACCTCGCCCTCAAGGGCTTGTATGATGCTGGCGTGGCAAACAAGTGCGAAGAGGCGAAGGCCACGCTCATCCAGATTATCAGGAGAGGGTCGGAATTGTTGGAAGAGAAGAAAATTATGCTCAGGGCGGCAGACATCACAACCGCTGCGAAGCTGCTTTTAGATCTGGCGGGAGAGACGAAGCAAGACACAAAGGAACAGCTTCCTGATTGGCCCGTAGAGGTTACCGCAAAGGACTCTATTGCTGATTGACGCGAAAGGAAAGCCCGTTCTGTGGAAGGTGGATGACACCGGACACATTCTTGAAGACCCAAATGCGTTTCAGCGCGAATACCTCGACGACAGTCTTACGACCTACCTGATGTTCATCGCTGGTTCGGGCGCGGGCAAGTCTTCTTCAATCCCCATCAAGCTTCTGCGCCTGATGCGGAAAAAGCACGGGGGCAGATACCTCGTAACGGAACCTTCTTTCCAGTTTGTCGAGCAGATTGCCAAGCCGTATGTCCGAGAATACTTCGACCACACCCCGCTCAAGGGTCTCTGGTCGGAGAAGAGGCGCTGCTACGCCGGCACGAACTACGAAATCTTCTTCGGTTCTGCCGACAAGCCCGACCTTCTCGAAGGCGGCCAGTATGACGGCATTATCATCGACGAGATAGCCCAGTGCCGCAGGCAGGTGTGGATAGCCCTTCAGTCTCGCATTCTTATGAGGGATGGGCAGCTCTGCGGACTAAGCACCCCCTATCCAGGGAAGACGCAGGCTTGGTTGGCAGACGAGCCGTACGAGGAATGGAAGAGCGGCAACCCCGCCTACAAGTTTATCCAGTGTCCTTCTACTGCCAACCCCGCTTTTCCAAAGGAAGAGTTCGAGCGGCTGCGGAAGGAAATGGCGCCCGCAGAGTTTGCGATGCGGTACCTGGGAGAGTTCACGGCAGCGATAGGACTGGTCTATGACCTGAAAAAAGATGTCATCATCCCCTACCGCGAACCCCCACCCAACGCCGAAGTCTGGTGCGGGATGGACTTCGGATTCGGGCACCCTACGGCCCTCGTTTACCTGTTTGAGGAAAACGGGGTCGTGTACCAGTTCAGGGAATACGAGGCGTCCGCTATCGACTATGAGACGCACGTTGAGAACAATCTAGAAGCCCTGATGAAGTACCGAGTAAGACGGGTGTATTACGACCCCTCCAACCCACAGGGCGCGGCAGAGATGAAGAAGTGGCTGAAGAAGAACGGACTTGAGATTTCCTTCCTTGCCGCCATCAACGATGTGGACAAGGGGATCTCAGAGGTTTCCAAACTGATGAACACGGGCGGGTATTGTCTCATGGACTCCTGCCTTCAGACGAAAGATGAGGCACGGAACTATGTCTGGCGAAATGGAAAGCCCCTCAAGGAAGCGGACGACCTGATGGACGCCCTGCGTTACGGTCTCATGGGCCGGAAACAATACAAAGCACAGATGGAGCGGGCGCGAGTCAATCCAGAACCGTTGATGACAAGGGCGGCCGAAAGAATCGCTCACATTTTCGAGAGGAAAGAAGAGAGCACGTGGATGAGGAGGGTTTGATGGCATTTACCGGTCGCCCCAATGTTACTGATGCGGAACGGAAACGAATGAAAGATGCAGTCAGTCCAAAATCTATTTTGTACCAAGTGGTTAAAAATAGGTTAAAGATTATTCCTGACACGAAAATTGCCCCGACACAGCAATAACAATCGGACAAACCCCCAATAAGTGGGACTTGCTGACCATCGATGCCTCCGCTCCCCAAGGAACGTTCAAGAAGTTTTTTGTTAAACCCTTTCTTCCAAAATCAGGGAAAGCCTAATGGTTGAGCTGGAGAATGGTGACCTTGCGCTGGACGATGGCACAGTCATCCCCGCAGAGAAACGTCAGCCTTGCGAAGTCTACAGCCGCGTTGTCGGTTATCTGAGACCAGTGAGGCAGTGGAACAAAGGCAAGAAGGCGGAATGGGCGGATAGGGTTGACTTCAAGGTAACACGGGAGGGGCAGCATGGCACTACTTCATAAATATCAGGACGACTACGAAACGGCCAAGTCCTTTGCATCGGCTTATCTGGCCGATTGTCGTTCATGGAGAGATTACTACCTTGGCGATCATTGGAGCCACGTTGGTGGCGTTGATGATTCTGCATCCAAGCCCGAGATAAACTATATCAAGCCAAACGTCCTTCAACTCCTCGCCATGTTGCAGTTGAAGCACCCCTCCATCCTTGTTAACCCCGCCAAGTCTGTGAATATGCCAGCGGCGGAACTACTCTCGGTCGCTCTTAAGGCGGTTTATGAGAACAAGGACGTGGCAGAGGACGTGAAACGGGCCACGTTGGACATGCTCATCTATGAGAGAGGCTATCAGGGTATCTTCTGGGACGCACAGGACGACGGCGGGGCGGGGAATATAGGCTCTTACACCATTTCCCCTTTCAATATGTTTGTTGACCCCCTTGCCCACACCATTGATGACGCTGAATACTGCCACGTGCGCCACCTGCGCTCTCCCTTCTATGTTCTGACCAAGTATGGTGTGGAGATAGAAGCGGACGCCAAGGACGAGTTCACCAATGCCGAGGGCGTTGAGGTCATCGAGTCATGGTACAACCCCGATGCGACTCTTCCGAATGGAAGGCACGTTATCTGGGCCGCCTCTTCCCCAACAAAGCCATTTGTCGATGAAGAACTGACCTATCCCTTCCGGCGTATCCCCATTGTGGACTACGTGGTTGATGATACCTCGACGGGAGAACGTAGGTCGATGGTCGGTGATCTGTGGGGCAGCCAGAAATCATTTATGAAGACGCTGGGCTACCTCCTCGACAACCTGATGCTGACACAGAACAACCAGTACATCACCAAAGACCAGCAAATGCCCGACCATCTTTCTAATGAGCCTGGGCTTGTCCATAAGAGCGACTTCGACCTTCTTCCATTGAGGACTATTCCCCTTTCTCCCGCCTGGCAGAACACCGTTGGGATGCTTCAGGGCATCATGCCCGACATCAGCGGTGTCCGGCAGGTCAACTACGGCGCGACTTCTGGCGGCGTAACGGCGGCCAGTGCCATCGTTGCTCTGCAAGAAGCGGGCAAGACCATCAAGGAACTCAAGGCAGATGGAATACAGCGCGCCGTTGGACTATGGGGCCTCATGGCCGTTGAACTGATGCGGTGGTACACAACCGACCAGTGGGTAGCCATTGCGGGCGCACAGCCCGACCCGACACAGATGGACAGCGTGTTTGACGTGTCTATCTGCTACTCGGAAGCCCTTCCTGCGGACAAGGAAATGAGGATGAACCTTGGCAACCAGTTTGTCAATCTGAAAATCCTCGACCCCGAAGGGCTGGGCGAACTTACGGGCGACCCCGTTCTCATTGGAATCATCGGTCGCGCACAGGAGCGCATCAAGGCGGCGGCTCTTGCACAGATTCAGGCGGGAGTCCCGCAAGGAGGGGCCAGTGTACCAACCCCAGTCCAATAACGGAATAAATCCGAAGAACGTGCTCGTACAGCAAATTGCGAAACGGCGACTGGGAACCACTTCGGCTGTACCGACCGTTCCCGCGACTCCGCCCGCGATGCAGGGAATATTTCCCAACCCCGACACCACAATGCAAGAAACACTTCAGCGAATTGCGGGACTCAGGAATCAGTTAGGCATCCAATAGGAGGATACATGGCCTTTAACGCAAAAATGCTCGGAAACGCACTGGCGAACAGAAGTCGCGGACTTGAAAACGACTTAAGCAAACAGATTAACCCCGGCAATATGCCCCTCAATGCCACGCCCGACAGACAGCCCATTGAAACGGCGGGTACGTTTGATGTTCCGATAGATACCCTTCCCACCGTTATTGAGGGAGACGTTCTTACGGTGACCGCCATCGTGGGCAACACGGTGACGCTCGCAAAAGCGCCTTCTTCAACGGAACCGACAGTTACACCAGCCCTATAACAAGGAGAACCTATGCCTGACAATACTACCGGCAACGTTGTATCACCAGCATCTCCCGAGTCTTATTTTGCAGACGAACAGGTAGATACTGCACAACAGCCCGCAACTCCCGCAAACACAGATTTAGAGCAGCCGTCATCAACTGAGAACACCCCTTCGCAAGAGGCGCAGTGGGATGGCGCTCCGTGGAAGTTCAAGGCAGCGGGGAAAGACTGGACACCGAAGGACAAGGCCGAGCTTCTGAAGTGGGCCTCGTTCGGCGTCAACTACGACACCAAGGCGCAAGCCTTGAACCGCCAGAAGGCAGAACTTTACGCACTCAAGAAGCAACTGGATACACCGGCGGCTCCCGCGAAAGAGGAAGCCCAAACCTTTGACCCATTTGCTGCTCAACCCGACCCCGAAGTAACTGCGCTGAAAGCCAGACTTGCGGAGTTGGAAGAGGGCGTGAAATCTTCTCTCTCGTATGCAGAGAAGCAACAGCTCGGTGAAACGGATACCGCACTCGAAAGTGGCCTTACGGCCCTTACAAAAGAGGGTGTTGAGTTATCTGATTCAGAACGCGATGAGCTGTTCCTCGAATTACAGGAGAGAGTCGATGCACTGTCCGACAAAGCGGTGGACTCACCTGAAAAAATCATACGTCTCGTGAAGGCAACATATTACGACCTCCACCCTGAAGCACTTGATTCCATTGTGGAGAAGCGGGCCAACACCCGTCTTGACGAACTTAAAAAAGGCATCAGTGGCAAGACCGTCGTAGAGGGCGGCTCCAAGGGTGCAGCGAAAGGCACTCCGCGTCCCAGGGATTTCCGCGAGGCGGGAGACCAACTTGAGGGTGCTTGGGATAGCTTGGCATAATTTATAGGAGGACTCACAATGTCCATTATCAGTCAACTCGATGCCGCAACTACGGCATATTATCTCCCTCTCGTCAACAACATTTATCAGGATGACCCGCTCATCAAGCGGTTCATGGCAAAGTCGCGCAAGGTTGGCGGCGGCAGCGTCATCAAGGTTCCGCTCATCAACTCGCAGGCGTGTTCCGGCGGCCCGTACGTCAAGACCGATACACTGACCATTACTCAGAGCGACGTTCTGACCGAAAACCACTTCCACTGGTCGCACTACTTCAGTGGCAACGCCCTGAACAAGATTGACATTATGGAAAACTCTGACAAGGCGCAGATTGTCAATCTTCTGACCGTCACGATGCAGAGCATCAAGGAAAACCTCCAGAGCACCCTCGCAAGCGACCTTATGGTTCCTGGCGCAACGGGCGCCATCACCTCCGTCAAGGAACTCCTTGATTACACCAATTACGCCACGGTCGGTGACATCAACCGCAGTATTCCTTCTGGCTACTTCTACAAGTCCAACCTCACGGCCACAGTGGGCGCTCTCACGTATGAGATGCTCGCGACCAAGATGAACGAGTGCAAGAAGCTTGGCAAGAAGTTCCCCGATCTGATTGTCACCACGCAGGCCATCTGGGAAAAGCTTTGGAGCATGAACTTCGCCAAGGTTGGCTTTATGAACACGCAGCAAGCCGTCAGCGAATCCGGCCCCAAGTTCTGGGGTACCGACATTATGTGGTCTGACAAGGTTCCAACCGGCGAGATTTACTTCATCAACACCGACCACATGTTCCTTATCGTTCACCCGAAGGACAACCTTCAGTGGAGCGGCTGGGTAGACATGGAGCCTATCAAGCGCACGAAGGTCATCGAGGGTTCAGTTGGTATCACCCTTCAGCTCGTCTGCGACTTCCCCATGTCTTGTGGCATGTTGCAGGGTGTCACGGTTGCCTAAGTGCTAGTTAGAAACGCATCTGAACAGGACATAATCCTCTCCATCTCCGGTCGAACCGAAGACTGGAAACAGGGCGAGTCCATCGAACTCTCTGAAGGCGAGTGGAACCTGATTATGGGTTCTTCCGACGAAGAGAAGACGCAGGCAAGAACTTACTGGGAGGGGCAGTTTCCTGACTGCCTCCCCAGATTAATCCCGCAACGCGGGAGAGTATCCAAGGAGGTTCATTAACATGGCAACAGTATATGATGCAAAGACGCCCGTTCAGGGGGAACCCGTTTTTGGAAACGCGCAACTCCAGACGGTAAAGAGTAAGACATTCGTTTATGACTTCGCCAAGATGGGCGGGGCCGCTGGGGGCTATATTCTTGGTAAACTCCCCATGAACGCGGTTATTCTTGATATCTCCGCTTACTGGCCGACCGTTTCGGCTGGTGGTTCCGCTTACAAACTCGGTTCTGCCGAGGCCGGAGAACAGTTCATTACCGATATGGGCGCCGCTGCAACGGCGGACGCGCTGATTCATGGCACGGCCATCATGGACACGTCCTCAAGGCTTGCCCTTGCCGCCGATTCAGACGTTATCCTTACCATCGCGGGTACCGGAACGGCAGGGAGATTCGTCGTCACCTTTATCTATTTCGTAACCGACATCGCCTAGGGCGGTGATGTATGGCTAAGGGACATCCCTTTTTTAACGATGCGGACATTGCGGTAACAACCGCAATGATTGTTGACGCAAATGTTACCACCGCGAAGATTGCCAATGCGAACGTAACTCTCGCCAAACTGGCAGCGGGTATCGCTCCCGCGTTTATCGTGGTTGCTGCTGGAAGCGCAAGCCTTCCGAACGCTGCCGCAACCTCTGACGTTACATTGTCGGGTCTAGTCAGTACCGACATTTTTATTGTTTCGCCCTCCGTGATGGGAACCAAAACAACCACTCTACAGGCTCTTTATAAGAGTGCAACCGCGATGACCATTACCAGTTCGGCCAATACCGCGACCAATGACAAAGCCTTCTATCTCGTTTTGAGGGCGGCTGCCTAGTAATTCAAACGGGCGGGGTCGATAACCCCGCCCTACTTCTTGGAGGCACCTATGCCGTGGACGGCGCAGAGTTCTGAAAACGAGGCATACGTCAAAAACGAAAGGCTTGTTCTGGATGCTAGGATCTATTGCAATAGTGGAGAGCAGATTTTTGCCCTTGACGGTTCTCCCGTTTTGAAATGGTTCCTCTTGTGGATAAGCCAAGTAGCAGAGATTGAAAGATGGGTATAGGGGGAAAAGATGTTGCATAAAGATTTGACGGGTGCCGATTTACACGTTCCAAAAGCGCACGTCCACGTCAAGGCTGACATCACCGACTTCCCCGCCTTTGTGACGGGGCCTGCTGGCCCAACTGGGGCAACGGGTGCCGATAGTGAGGTTCCTGGCCCTACTGGCGCGGCAGGTGCTAAGGGAGACCAAGGTATTCAAGGCATTCAGGGAACTGCCGGAACTAACGGCACCAATGGTACTGACGGCACTGACGGGGTAGACGGTGATGCGTTTGTCTATGCTGACTTTACCGAAGGGCAACTTGCCGCTCTCGTGGGGGCACAAGGCGAACAGGGTATCCAGGGGATTCAGGGTACAGCGGGTTCCAATGGCGCGAAGGGAGATACTGGTACAGCGGGTGCGGCGGGTGCCAAAGGTGATACCGGAACTACCGGCGCCGCTGGTTCCAATGGAACAAATGGAACTAATGGTGCCAAGGGAGATACCGGTTCCGCTGGTGCCACGGGTGCCGCTGGAGCTAAGGGCGATACAGGCAGTGCTGGGGCGGCTGGCGCAAAAGGTGATGCGGGCGCAGGTGTTGTAGTAGGCGGAACGGCTACACAAGTTCTTGCCAAGATCGACAGCACGGACTTTAACACCCACTGGGTTGACCCTGCGACGGGCGGGGGTGATACCACCGGTTTGCAGGCTCAATTAGACGGGGTTCGTCCCTTCCCTGCCCCCGTTGTAACTGGCACTTATGCCGTACCGCTTACCATCGAGCATACGGGTGCAACGGAGGTAAGTGCGGCGCTCAATGCTTTCATTGCAAGTGTTCCCAACGGTTCAATCATCTCCTTCCCGATTGGGGCAACCTATCTGCTCCATGCGAGCATTCTCATTTCAGACCGCAACAATCTCATCTTTGAGGGGAATGGAACGACATTGCAGGTTGACACAACTGCCGCAGGGAATAGTGCGTATACTTCTCCGTTCTTTAGTGGCTATGAGCCAGGTCATCCCAATAGGGACATCGTGATTCACGACTTCATTATTATTGGGAATGACCCGACCCCGGGCGTCTTTGATGACGATTATCAATCTCAGGCCAACCTGCAAATCTACATCACCACACGAATTGAAGTCTACAACATCACGGGTTCGGCAGCGTATGGCGACTTTGCCCACCTTGAACAAGTTGGCGGGGTGTGGATTCATGACTGTCATGCGCTGACCGCAGGTCGGCAGGGCGTTTCTGTCCTCAGTGGTTCTGACATTCTCGTGGAAGACTGTGCGTTTGATGTCTCAGGGTACTGTACGTTTGATGTCGAACCAAACGACATAGGTGATGCTTGCTCAAATATAACCATCCGCAACAACACAGCGGGGACATGGGGGTGGCTCTTTCTCGGAGTCGAGGGTGCCCATACGGGTGCGCCCATCGACCAAATTACTGTAGACAACAACACCGTGACAGGTGGTTCGCTTCTGATGGGTGTTGACAATTACGGAGTTGCCGATACTCGCATGACGCGTATCGCGTTCACCAACAACAAGGGAACAGTAGCGGCTGGCCCCGTCCTCAACTTCGCTCACGTTGATGGTCTGACCGTCTTTGGGAACGACCAGCCCCTCAGTTCGGGCGTCCTTGTGAGCGCTATCGATTGTACGGGAATTGGAACGGGAGTACCGATGGCGGGGTTGCAGGTAGGCACGTTTGGTGGCGAGGGATATGCCACATATCCAGGAGAAATCTTGGTTGGAAATGGTGGGCATAATGGGCCAGACACTCCTTATGGAATAGAACTTGAAAGTTCTTTTGGGGGCACGGGAGCCGCAACAAAATTGTATACCGACAACGCCAGCGATTCTTTCGGCATTGCAACAAGGTTTTTGTCTGCGACCTGGGTGAAGCGAGTAACTGTCAAAGAAGAGACCGGCAACGTCGGAATTGGGACGGTTGCTCCGCTTAGCAAGTTGGCAATCAATGGCGGCCTCCATGTTGGTGGCGATTCAGATGCGGGAGACAACAACGCAATTATCGACGGATCACTGACAGTTGGCGCAAGCCTCGTCTCTGCCGCTGGTCTTGCCCTCATTGACGACGCCAACGCAGCGGCACAGTTAGCCACGTTGGGCGCTGCTGCTGCATCAGCCATCACGAATGTCAACAATACTTCTGACGCTACCAAGAACGCGGCAGCCGTGACGGTAACGAACCACAGGTTTACGAGACGGGTAAATACGCAGACGACGACAGATACCATCACCCCTGAGATTTCCACCTACGACATCTTTGTCAGAACAGCTCAGGCGCATGCACTCGTCATCAACAACCACTCCACGAGTACTCCTGTGGATGGGGATATGCTGTTATTCGAGATTTTGAGCGATGCTACTCCACGAGCAATCACCTATGGCAATAAGTACGTTGCCAAGGCAGGCGTAGCCCTTCCAGCGGCTACGGTAGCCAGCAAGAACTTGACCATGCTGTTCATCTGGCGTAACGATTTGACCGTATGGAATCTCTTGTCGGCAGGACAGGAAGCATAGATGGCTGCCGCACACGTTCAACTGCTTGGTTCTGTCGTTGTTGGTAGCGCGGCAGCGACAACAACGGTCATTGTTCCCTCAAGCAAGACCGTTACCGCTGGAAACACTATTGTTGTCGGTTGGGGATGTTACTACGCGGGAACTCCAACGGGAGTTGCCGACAACCTAGGGAACACCTATGTTCACATAGAGCGAACGACACGAACGGGTTCAACTGCCGATCTATGGTACGCTCCCGTTACGGTTGGTGGTTCAATCACGGCAATTACAGTTACGCATGATTCACGCGCATATCGTCTTGGCATCGCTTCCGAGTTTAGTGGGGTTGATGCTTCTTCTGCTGCGGCAGGCGCGGGAGGAACGGGAAGTGGCACAACGGGCACGTGGATGACCAACAAGACCATTCCCGCCTCTGGACTGGCGGTGGGAGTGATGAAAGTGGATGGTGCAAGCGCAAACGCTGCTGGTGCGGCCAGTGGTTCACCAAGCACCTCCATTTCAGAGTCGGGCGAACTGGATGATGCACCCAATGGAATGTCGCTATCTCTCGACTATGCACTTGCAGGGGCATCTTCCGTTACATCATTCACTGGGACGACAACATGGACGACCAGTCAGGCGTGGGCTGGCGCTGGTGGTCTGTTCAATCCTGCCGCCGCCGCCGCAGTCTCACCGAACTTCATTCCATTCTTTTGGGCGTAGGAGGGCAAGATGAGCGTGAGCGATGGGAACGAGCGCAATATATTAGATGAGTCTTTCCGTGACCGTGGTAAATCAAACGAGGAAAAGATTGCTTCTTTGGAACGAGATGTCAACGGTCGCGGAGGTATATCTGTTCGGTGCCCTCATCTATTTTGCCGCCATGACAGACCAGGTAAACTACGGAATACTTTTAACGAAAAACGAGACCGTTTATACATATATCGGCATGAATAAATCATCTGGAACTACTGGTCACGGGTGCTCTGCGTCTAGCGTCATCAGTCTGAATGGAACAACGGATTTCGTTGAATTGCTCGTGTTTCAGGAATCAACCGGCGCCCAAACACTACTTGCGGGCGGGGGAACGCTCTGCAACTGGTGGGGATGCAGAATTGGATAAGTTAGCATGGGCCGCACTGATTGCCGTAGTGCTGATGGACGTGGTGATTCTGAGCAAGTGGTGATGGTCATACGAGAACGATACGGGCATAGGAGGGCAAGATGACTGAAAAAAGCGACCCGACACCGAACACATTGCTGCTAATCAACACGACAATCAACGGTTTGACCCTCTGGTTCAAAGCGGAAATGAAACGTGTTGATGAGCGAAGCGTTGCCGAGACCAAGCGCATTGACTCCATCAGGGAAGTAGATGCGACCGCCGTTCGCGTTGCGGCAGAGCGTGCGCTAGACACGCAAGCGACCTTGGCGACGCAGGTGAGCTCCTTCAATGAAACCCAGAGAGGACTCGTAAACATGACCGCCGATGTGGTCGCAAAGAATCTACAGCAGGTGACTAAAGAAATAAACGACAAGGCACAAGAGCAGATACGACAACAGCAACTAAAAGATGATGCCTTCCTTGCGAGCATTGCGCTTCTTCAAAAGGCGCAGAACGAGAGTCAAGGAAGGTCTGGCATTTCCATTCCGCTGCTTCTGGCGCTCGTTGGTCTCGTTTTCGGCATCATTGGGTTCGTTATCAATGGGTTCCTAAAATGAAGGGTCTCGACTATTCTCACTCGCGCCCCGACCCTCGCAAGGTCAAGGCGGCAGGTTATGGGTTCGTGGCCCGCTACCTGTTTGGCTTAGCACCTGGCGGGAAGGGGATTTCAAAAGTCGAGGCCACCGCCATTCGCCAAGCGGGTTTGGGGCTCGTTGTCGTTTATGAGGAATACGCAGGAAGAGCGAGAGAGGGCTGGGGTTCGGGCGTTGCTGACGGCAGGATTGCTCTAGCGTTTGCCCGCGCTATCGGCTTTCCTGAAACCAGACCAGTCTACTTTGCCGTGGATTTTCCAGCCACAGCAGGGCAGCAGCCAGCCGTAGATGCATACCTGAAAGGCGTGGCAAGTGTCATTGGCCTCAGTCGCACCGGCGTGTACGGTTCATATTACGTGGTGGAGCGCTGCTATGCCAGCAAGACCGCTCAGTGGTTCTGGCAGACCTACGGATGGAGCGGCGGGAAGGTCTCGCCTCATACCCACTTTCTGCAATACAACAATGGACAGATCGTGGCGGGCGCAACGGTGGATCTGAATGAGTCACGGCAATTTGACTTCGGAGCTTGGGAACCGATTGTTA